CGACATCGTCTGTCCGCCTCCCGACAGCGGCGCTGCATGGGAGCCTATGTCTGCTGCAAACTCCCGTGCGACCAACTCGTCGTAGGCTGCGGGCCGCACAGATTCGTGCCCTCTTGGCGAAAGTCCTCTGCGATTGTCATACACGCCTGTGCCGTGGGTTGACCAATGTGGCACAAAGTCATCCGCGTGTCGCAACCCTTCTGGTGCGCCTGAGTTTTTCAACAGCTGCACCAATGGGTCGATCTCCCCCTGGTCGAATGACAGCGTGGCCCCCTCCAGCTTCGTGCTGGGTGCGACCTTGTTGATTACGTCCGTCATCTCCCGGCCCGGCCGCACGCCGTGTCCCGGTTGCCCAAACAGTTCGCGCATAAAGCGCAGTGCTTGCGGGCTCACTCGATCCAGACGCATCAGCATCTTGGTGACGGATGCCAAATCCCCCATCGACCCCGGCATCTCGCCAATCTTCATCATGCCGGGGTTTCGGCGCAGCAGCTCCATGTGGGACATCAGCTCGGGCTGGTATTCGGCTTCTCGCTTGGCACGCAACTCAGGCGGCGGCGCAGCAAGCGGCATGGCGTTTACACCCGGCGCACCCGTTGTCATCGCCGTCGTTGGAAACCGCTGATTGGCCAGCCGGTTGAGCATCGTCATTTAAGCATGCCCCCCAGCACCAGGTCGATGGCCTGCTGCAGTTCTACAAAGTCCGCTTCGTCCGCCATCTCAACGAGCTTGTTGGTGCCCTCGGGCAGACTGCCCGCTGCGCCGCCCTGTTTATACAGTCCCTGCGGCGATAGGAAGGTTTTGATGTCCCGCAGCTGCTGGTGGGACAAGCCGCTTCTTTTCAGCATCGACGCATAGGCTTGCGGGCTCTGACCCAGATTGAGCTTGTTCAGGTAGTCGTCAATCTGGCTAATCACCGCCATGGGCTCTTTCATGTACTGCGGCACAAACGTGGAGCGGTCGCTTTTGAGGTAAGATCCCAGCGGGTCGCTTGTTTTCTGCGCAGCTGCACCTGGGCGACCAAGTTTCCATTTGGGCACCTTCGACAGGATGCCTGCGCCCACTCCCACTGGCGGCTCAAAGCCCACCTGTCCCTGCTCCAGCAGGCGTGCCACGGGACTGGTCATGGCATCGCCTGGCGCTCGCAGCTGTGGCGATGCTTGCGGCTCGGGCATCTGGTTGGTCTGCCCTGCTCCCGTGGACATCGCCGTGGTCGGAAACCGCTGATTGGCGAGCCGTCGAAGCAGATTCTCATTGCCGTATCCCACGCCAGCAGGCATCAGCCCAACACCCCCGTTTGGCGCAACTTGCGTTGCGTTTTAATGATGTTCTCACCTCGAAACGGGTTTTTGTCGGGTGGCTTTTCGGCTTCTGAAGGCGTGTAGATGTGCAGCATCCCATAACGCAGCGCATCCATCGCATGATCCTCAGACCGTGGGCTAATGTCTTCCCGGTTCTTGTCGTCACGGGTGATGGTCGGAGCCGTGCGCATGAGGTTGGGGGCCTGCTTGCCAAATACCCGCAAAAACCCTCGATGCAGTGCCGTGTTGATGATTCGCCAACCGTTGATCTTGGCTTCACGTCCCACAGCCGCCTTGGTCAGCGACATCCCGGCCTCCCGGAACACATCTTCAGCGGTATTGGCCGTATCCTCGCCCAAACGACGCTTAATCCACATATCGTGCGGGGCATAGATCCGGTCGGGCTGGCGACCCTGTGTAAACACACAGGCACGAATCATCTCGTCGATGCCCGATGCATTTTCATGCGCCGAGCGCTCGGCTTCGTAATACTCGCCAATCACATACACCCGGTCGTCGTAATCGACCGTCAGCAGCAGACAGCAACAAGGCGCGTATTCGCCATAGTCGATGGCAGCAAACAGCGGCCAGTCTTGCGGGATCATAAACGGCTTGGTGTGGATTTCCGGCTCCACCCACTCGAAGAACCCACCTACCAGTGCTCGCCAATCCCCTTCCAGCCACGCTTTTACCAGCTCAGGATCGCCAACGCCACGCAAACGAGACGTGTACAACGGGTCCGCATCCAGCAGCGCTCGGTTGTCCTCGACACGGGCCGGTATAAACATCCGGTCCATGCCGGTGTCTGGATCTACAAACGTGTCGATGTTGCTCAGCGTCTGGGGTTCATCAGGAATGCCGAAATACGCCTGCACGGCGTGGTGACCAGGGCCACCGGGGTTGCCGGTGGATCTCATGCGCTTGTGACGCGCCACGCCGCGCAGACGAGACTTGGTGCGGTTGTAGCAGGCCAAATCCTCCCATTCGGGCAGCTCATCAAAGCCAATCCAGCTCCAGGAGTGACCCAGATACTTGCTGAAATCGAAGACATTTTCCATGTGCCGAAAACGCAACACAGCGCCATTGGGCCAGATCCACTGATAAGCTCCGGCTTTCCAGCTGGCCCCGGTAAGCGGGTAGATTTGGTGCGAGCGGTGCACCAGCTCGTCCAAGGCCGGATAAGAGCGCCTAAACAACACGCCCTGCCACGCCTGCCCCTGGCTCACGTCCTGCAAATAATCACCCAGCAGGTAATCGCTCTTGCCCCCACCGGCTGCGCCCCCATAGAACAACTCGTCTACAAACGCAGCACGAATGGCAGCCGATTGCGGCCCTGGTTGTGGCGACCATGCAGACTGCACCGGCACCGGCTTCTTGGGTTTGCCATTGCCCTTGGTCGGGTCTTTTGGAGCGGCCAGCTTGTCAGCGGCCGTGGTCACGCGGCAGCCTCTGAGCGGTTCTGCTCCAACCACTCTTCCATAGAAGTGGCACGGGGCGGGCTGTGGATCGGCAACGCCAGATCCTTGCCGTCTTTACCGGTCTGCTCCAAACGCTCAACGTAGCCGCGATGCTTGGCCTGGCATTTTAAGTAGAAAATGATGGCATTGGCCTGACCGTTGCGGATCAGCTCAAACAGCTGCGACTCCGCAATGTCGATATTGACCTCCCGACAACGCTCATGGTGTTCTTTCAGGTCGGGATTCTTCTTAATTCGCCGGGTAAGACTTGTTCGATCTACGCCCAGCGCCTTGGCTGCGTGCAGCAGAACCCCCGCACACTTGTCCAGCGCTTCCTTAACCTGTTCCTCAGTATGCTTCGCAGGGGGCATAAAACACGTCCAAAATGTTGGCCGGGGTGAGCAGCCGGAGGATTGTAGGAGCGGCTTGAAGCCACCCACCCCGGAACTTCCCATGTGGCCACAGGTGACTCTCCATCACCCACAACCCACATGAGTCGCGGAAACACCCGGACTACGGGCGTTTAAACGCTACAAAGAGCTTATTCCTTTAAAAGCACAGACATTGCCCAAATCTAAATGCCTGTGCTTTTAAAGAGGGACCACACTCGGTTCCCTCCAATTAGCGATACCCGTTTACACGGTCAAGCAGTGCGCCATGCTAAAACGGTAAGTCGTCGTCCGGGTCGAGCGGCGGAGAGGCCGCCATCGCTTCAGAATTGGGCGTTGAACCCGGAGCCGTATCGAGAAATAACAGCTCCCGGACGACACATTCAGTGCGATAATGCTTGTTGCCGGAATCATCATCCCAGGTGCGCGTTTGCCAGCGGCCCAGCACATAGAGCTTGGCCCCCTTCTTACAATACTGCGTCACGACCTCAGACAGCCGACCCCATATAACAAGAGGCACCCACTCAACCCGAGACTTGCGGTCGTCGCCAGTGCCCCACTCCTCATTAACGGCCAACGACACGTTACACACCGTGCTGTTGCCTGCCTGCTTTAACTCCGGGTCTGCACCCAGATTTCCAATAAAAGTGCAGACGTTTATGCCTCTTGCCATCCTCCTTCCATTTCTGCTCCCATTTCCTCCTTGTTCAACGCTTTTTTAACGAATCTCACGCTTAAATGGCGAAACGGGCATGCTCTTTGAATAAATGCCCGCCATTTTCTTGCGTGGCGACCCTATGACTCCTCAGTGCCTGGCTGCACCTCGTCGTCAAACTCCGCCAGCACCTGCTGCGTGGCCTGCTGAGCCTGTTCCACCCGCTGGGAAGCCAAAACCACCAGCGGTGCCGCCTCCACGTCCTTCGGCACCAGCTCATCAAGCCGATTGCACAGATTCTCCCAGGCTTCTATCTCCTGCGACTGAGCTTCGCATAGCCGTAAAGCGCTCTGCGCACGTTCTTGCCACGTTTTTACCAAAAATTACCACCTCTCAGCTCTTTTCAAATTCTTTTAGAACTCTTTTATGATCCCCAGGACATCCGTGTCCGGGGTCCGAGGACAGGGGTGTCCTGGGTGAGGCGACATTCGTGTCCGGGGCTGCTGGGACAAACCTGGCAGGGCTTGCGACGGCAATCAAACGACGCCTTTTAACGGGATAAGGAATTTCATGGCCTGAAATCCTTGTCCCGGCACCTCTCAGCTGAAAATAATCACAGGGAGAAGAACAGCCCCCATAAGGACCGGATGAATCGTTGCCCTTGTCCGCTTTACGCAGACGACTGCCCCTCTCCCCGCTATCTCCGTTCCTTTGCTCAAGGCTTGAAGAGAATGATCGGAGTCCGCTTGCCCACCCAAGCGCCGCTCAGGTTGAAGTCAATCCACTCCCTGGCCTCGTCATAGCCCATACCCTGCTGCATAAAGCATTCGAGCAACTTCTCGTCGTCGTATACGGCAACAGGAGGGCAACCACACCGCTCGCCAACGCCCACCAAAGCCTCATCGCAGCCCTCCCAGAAGGCGATCTCCTCGTCGTAGGCGGCAATCTCGTCCCTGGTGACACACATCGGCTCTCCTTCCCCTCTCGTCTCTTAGGAGTACAATTTGACCGTGGTAACCGGCCCGGAACCGGGGGGTCGCGTGCGGCTTCACCTTCGCCCACCGCCAAACTCGCCAGCCAGACAGCCAGGCACGAGCCAAACCCTTGCAGCACAACCACTTAGCCCGTGCACTCAAGCTGGGCCAGCTTGCTCCCACAACAGCCTAAGTCCCTGTTATTACAGGCGGTTGCGGGGTTCCTCGACTGGCGGCTTCCCCCAGTGGTCCCCCAGCCTGGACGGCCAGGCCGTGTAAACGCCCCGGCACCCGGCCGTGGCCAAAGGAGTACGAATTCGTGTTTCGTGAGAGGCTATGCGTCTGCTTCCACCGGTCCCGGTGAACAAACCAAGGGACACGGCCACCTGCTCACACACAACGCCGGGGGGCCGTGTAAACGGTGCGGCCGGT